AAAGAACGGAAGCAATATCTTACATTCCTCTTTGGTCATACAGACCGTTATCTCGTATGGAGATGAATACGATTTTCTTGTGCTATCTATGTAACTCATATCTGTTCCATTTTGAATTATTTTTTTATAACTACCGCCATTGTACTAATAGAAGTGCCACTCTCTTTAAACTCGCCTGCGCTGATTTCAAACACTTCTCCATGTACTTCTTTCAGCCAGTTGCGGAAATCAATACATTTTTTTTCCGAAGCGAATTTCCAGTGTTGGCTGGTTATTGCTGCAAGGGTTCCACCTTGTTCTAATCGATCATACATAAGCCTGACATGCTCTATATCCTGATTACCGGAAAACGGAGGATTTGCAATAATCTTAGTGTAACTACCTACACTGTCTTTGGTAAAGTCTTCATCAAGCAATATTACGTTGCTAAGGGTATACAAAAACTCTCTGTTTTCCGGCATCAGTTCATAGCATTCCACTGTTACAGAAGGACAAGCTCGATGAATGGCTTTAATGAGAGCACCGCGGCCGGCACTCGGTTCCAGTACCGTATCATTTTCATGTATTCCGCCGGCAAGCATAACCAGCCAGTTCGCCACCTCAGCCGGCGTTTCAAAAAACTGGTATTCCTGCTGAAGATTACAGCGCTTCCCTTCTTTAAGAATTGAGAACACCCTCTCCGGATTGAACGGGAATGTAAACCCTTGAGCCTTTCCACCCTGCCAAGATCCGCCGGCTTCTTCAATCCATTTCTTAGCCTCGGCATACGATTTCTTATTGAACTGCACATTGGGAAGTTTCAACAAACCGTTCTCCAAGGTACAATGCCGCAGTATCTCTTCAACGCTCCAGTTCTTCCCACTGTCAGCTGTACCTTTCTTGCTTTCTTTATTCTCCTCAATGCCTAATAGCCTGTGCAATGATTTTTGTACACCGATAGCAATGGAGGCATTGACTGACATCCACTCCAGTATGGCTGTCAGAAACTCGGTGTCTACATGTCCAGTCTCGTCATAAATGGTTTCCTTGTCAATCAGGGTCGGAAGCTGCTTAAATGGTTCAAGGCTACCATGTAACGTTTCGATTAAAATCTCTTTTTTGCTCGTCATAACTCTTTTGTAAATAAATTCTTGTTGTGTCTACACTCCCATGACCTAAAAGGTCAGCCAGTTGAATAACATCTTTGTTTTTTTTCAGGAACATTTTAGCGAAAAAATGACGAAAGGCGTGTGCGTGCATCTTCCTTGAATCAATACCGCAATGTTTTCCCCATGCTTTCAAGTGCTGGGAAAAGCCCCGCTGTGTGATCGGACCGAATCTCCCTACCGCAAAAATCCCGGTTTTACCATGTTCCTTAGCATAAGCCTTCGCTTCTTGCTGTAGCTGTTTTTGAAAGAAAAATCGACGGTACTTGTTACCCTTCCCTCTTAGTGTTACCTCCCCGGATATAATGTCTTCCCACGTGAACTGCTGGAATTCTGACAGACGGGCACCCGTTGTACCCAATACTTTGATAAAAAAGTAGTAATCCTTGTTGGATTTCGTTTTCAGAAAATCCAGTAGGCGGTTGTACTCCTCTTCTGTCGGGACATTGTTTACATCGAGCTTGCGCTTCATCTTAGGTCGCTTAAGCTCTATCGGTTTTTTTAGCCATTTAGAAAATTTTTCCAAAGCGGTGATACGTAGACGGATAGTCTGTGGGGATAATGATTTTTCTTCTAAAGTCCGTATAAACCGCTTGCAGTTTTCCATATTGATCTCATTCACATATTCAAAGTATTGCTTCAAGGATGTATAATAAATATCCACTGTATGTGGCGAATAATCATTGTTGTCGGTCAACCACACTATAAAATCATTCAACAGTTTTCTATTCTTCTCCGAAATGGCATCAAGTCTTTCTAACGTCTTTATTTTCTGCTCTCGGCGGTTATATCCGATTTTAAGGTGATGTAATAAATCACAAATGGCTTCACTCATCAATGGATAACGTGCCCCAATATTGGCATTTTCACGCTTATAAGCCAGATAGCTACGACGATTGACATCTTCGGCACTTTCAAGAAAATCCGTTACATATTTGATATATTTACCGATGGTATCATAAGTCCTTCTTGTTGTATATAAGTAGGAAATATAATCAGTTAATATCTTCTGTCTGTCACTATTCATGGTTATTTATTGATTTGTTTTGAGTGTTACTTTTTTTCGATGAAAGTATTGGTTGTATTCAACACTCCGGCTGAATCTCGACTTTTACCATCTCTTATGAAGATTCCTTCTTCTTTTAACCGTTCATAATCAAGTTCATTCATCATGATAATGACAATGTTTTCATCTGTATATAGCTTACACTTCATAAATTGAGTACCTTCTATTTTCCCAATTACGTCTATTTGCATTGTTCTTTTTTTACTCATATCTGTTCCTGTTATTAGTTATTGAGCAAAACTTCTTTTTTACTCTGTTTATAGTCATACCCAGTTATTTCTGTTAAAAATCAAAAATGGCTTTTTGCATCTCTTCATCATTTTTAGGCTCATGAGTATATCTCTCATGGCAATAACAGTAGTTGCTTCCGTAAGCACATGTACAAAACATCTTATTCAGCTCCTCTCCAACTTCCCATCTGGCATTATCGTTAGGTATTCTTCCCTCCTGTAACCATTGCCACTGGGTTTTCATTTTCTCTCGGTATGCAGCATTTTTTATTCTTTTCTCTTTCCGTTTCTTGGCTACATCCCGGTACTCCTTCCTTTTGGCAAAAAGGATGGCTTTGGCAGTGTCCTTATCTTCATGGACCTCACTGTCTTTGAAATAGACAGCTTTGGCAGAGTAAAAGCTGTTAGTCCATTGTTTTGTACCTTTGGCCCCCTCATTGGGGATAAAACCCTTTTTAGCCCATTGCAGGGCCGTTAATATTTCCATATTGCTCCCTTTCTATTATATATTATTTATGTTTGAATTAATCCTCTTTGTACCAATCAGGCTTCGGAAACCTATCAGAGAAGAATATCTTATCCACTTCTTCAATGTAAACATCAGATGCTTCTGGCCATAAGTTCATCAGTTCATCTATGTCATTAACATAAGCGACTAAAATAAAAAATCTGTCATTCTCACCTGTACACCAGTATGGGTATTGAATGGGCCATATTAATGGACGATAATCTCCATCACATTTTTTCTTTTCTACAAAAAATCTTGCTCTAATCATTTTTATCTCGTTTCGAATCAAACTAGACCAGCCCACTCATTAATCGTAGCATTCAAAGCCCCCATAACAAGCATCTTGTCACTTTCGTCATACTCCATAAGCACCTCCACTGTCCGGTCACCATTACAATCATTGTATTCCCTTCCTGTTTGAATATTGACAGGAAGACCGTTCTCATGGACTGCTTCAAGCCATGCCTCAAGCAATCCTTTATTCATTTCTATTTTATCACTTTTCATAATTTCTTACTTTAGCAATAACAGACGATCCATTCTTCTTTATACCAATCTCGTCCAACACCAATACATCAGGATATTTTGTCACCCATTCCGGAAAATAATTTGTTGTCAGAACAACAGTAAAATCACCTTGAAAATAATCCCCTCTGACCAACGCCTCGTAATACTGTAACTGCCATTCCGGGATGTCATCAAACACCATTACATCAACATTTGTATCAATATGTTCCAAGAAACTTTTAAGACTTGATGATCTGACATCATAAAAAACACTACGCTTGTTTTCGCACATTTGAAGTGCCAACTGAGTTTTTCCACACCGAGGAGCTCCTACTAATAGTATTACTTTCATATCATTCACAATTTAAGTTTATCACATTTATTAATTTCTACTACAAGTTATTCACGCTCAAATATTTTCACTCCAGCCACTTCTTCTATCTTATCCTTCGCTAGTTCAGGTATTCGTACCCAACCACTCCGCCAATTATTAAACGTATAAATCGGCACCTTGCATTCATCAGCGAGCCTTTTAGCCATCTCAGATGATTCACATACTGGTAAACTGCGCAAATAGGTTCGTAATGCCATGCCATCAATTGTTTTTTTCTTCTTTTTTTCTTCCATATTTAATTAAATATTGAATATTGTTTTGTAGATTTATAATGCAAATATAATAATATTGTATCAAAACTATAGCTTTTCTATAGTTATTTTATAGATTTATTTTAATACTATTTTTTAATACACTGATTATGAGTGAAATAATAGGTAATAAACTAAAGAAGATTTTAAAAAGAAAAGGTATTACCCCAAAGGAATTTGGAGGGATGATAGGAAAATCAGAGCAACGCATATATCAATACTATAATGCTACAAAATTTGACTCTGATCAAATTATAGAATTCTCTAATATATTTAAAGTACCTATTGCATATTGGTTTGATGATGAAGGTTACCGACTCAACCAATCAATCGTTGGCGATGGGAGTGCAGCCTCTATATATGGTAATGCTACCGCTGGAGTTATAGCAGACAAAGATAAAGAAATAGAGCATCTGAAACAGTTACTCAAAGAAAAAGAGAGGCTAATTCAAGTATTAATGAATAAATAATATTGTAGTTATGATAGAATTAAAGGCTAGACCTTTTTACGCCTAAATACTGGGACGTAATCGGGACAGAAGTATGAAAAAAGAGAGATTATCCATATTATTAATCAGCCTATTAGTGGAAGCAAAATGTGTCAATAGCTCGCCTCATTCCGACACTGTAAAGGATAAGCCACTGAACTTCAGTGGCTTTCTGTTTTTTTAGAGATAAAGCCAGAACAAATACGGGACACCTTATTTTATGGGTCAAATTCTATTCTCGGATTATGATGCTAACATCCTACCAGCCGAATATTTTTTGTGAAAGTATATAGGGAGGTAAGAGTTTTTCGTTATCTTTGCTCCCTACATGATAAAACTGATTTTATTTTCCTGTTAACCATTAGGATCATAAGATATACCTTCTTGATGATTTCTTTAAGTAAAAAATGAGAATTAATGAATATGAGAAATTTGTTTTTGACTTTAGCTTTCGGTCTATGTTCCGGCGTATTCGCCCAAAATACGCCTGTTTTTGAATCTCCTATTATGGGGTGGAGCTCATGGAATACCTATCGGGTTCATATCAATGACACCTTAATAATAAGGCAAGCGGATGCTATGGTGCAAAAAGGATTGAAAGAAGTAGGCTATTCCTATGTGAATGTAGATGACGGTTTTTTTGGATGGCGGGATGAAAAAGGAGTGATGCAAACACATCCCGAGCGTTTCCCGAATGGATTGAAGGGAGTAGCGGATCATATTCATTCTTTAGGATTGAAAGCCGGCATTTATTCGGATGCGGGAAGCAATACTTGTGGTTCCATCTGGGATAAAGATATGAACGGCATAGGTTCCGGTTTGTACGGACATGAATTTCAGGATGCCACGTTGTATTTTAAAGAGTGGGGATTTGATTTTATCAAGATTGATTATTGCGGAGCCGGTCAGGAATTGAATCTGGAAGAAGAAAAACGATATACCGAAATACGCCAGGCTATAGATAATCTGGGTTGCGGACATGTTTCTATTAATATTTGTCGATGGGCTTTCCCGGGTACTTGGGCTAGAAACCTTGCTCGTTCATGGCGAATCAGTGCGGATATCCGCCCGGAGTGGGGGTCAGTAAAATATATCATCGATAAAAATCTTTATCTGTTTGCCTATGCGGGAGAAGGTCATTATAATGATATGGATATGCTAGAGATAGGTCGAGGGCTAAAACCTGAAGAGGAAGAGGTACATTTTGGAATGTGGTGTATCATGAGTTCACCTTTGTTGATAGGATGTGATCTGACAACCATTCCGGAAACGTCATTAAAACTGTTGAAAAATAAAGAACTGATAGCTTTGAACCAAGACCCTTTAGGATTGCAGGCATACGTAGTTCAGCATGAAAATGAAGGGTATGTGTTGGTGAAGGATATAGAACAAAAGCGTGGTAACGTACGTGCGGTTGCTTTATACAATCCTTCGGATACGATTTGTAGCTTTACAGTTCCGATGAATATTTTGGAATTAGGAGGAAAGGTTAAGGTACGCGATCTGGTGAAACAGCAGGATTTACCGGAGATAAAAGGGGGTGTTCTGAATCGAGAATTACCTCCCCATAGTGTGCTGATTTTACGTATGGAGTCCGAGAAGAGATTGGAAGCGACTGTTTATGAAGCGGAATGGGCTTATCTGCCTTGTTTCAATGATTTGGGAAAGACTCCGAAAAGCATCGTATATGCTCCGTTACATGAAGCATCCGGAGGCATGAAGGTAAGTTATCTGGGAGGGCGGAAAGAGAATTTTGCAGAATGGAAAGAGGTGTACAGCGAGCAGGGCGGTGAATATGAAATGACTATCCGCTATGTGCCTAAAGCAGATCGTAAGCTGGAAGTCTGTGTGAATAACGAAAAAAGGATTCTTCTTGATTCGCTGTCGGCGGATGAGACTCAAAAGATAGCTTCGATTACTGTTCCGGTGCATTTGAAAGCAGGGAATAATAAGATACGTATGGGAAGCTCATTTTGCTGGGCTCCAGATATAGACTGTTTTACTTTGAAAAAAGTAAGTGAGTAG